GGACCTGGTGCCACCGCTGAGAAACTTAAGGGTAACCGAAAGTTTGTACAAGCGGAATGGACCACCAGACTCGAGAGGGAATTCAAAAGTATTGATTTCCTCATGCCAAGTCCTTCCTACTGGGAGGAGCTTGGAAATGTTGCGTTCCTTGAACCTGGTCTTGAACGACCCGTTAGGGTCATTCTTGTACCTAAAACGCAGAGAACACCTCGTATAATTGCTATCGAGCCTACCTGCATGCAGTATGTGCAGCAAGGAATTCTCGAGAGCTTCGAAAATGCTGTCGTGGCTAATGACACAGCCCGCGCATTTATCAGCTGGGAAAGCCAGATCCCTAATCAGGAGATGGCATACCAGGGCTCACTTCTCGATTCTTCCCCCGAGAGTGGCCTGGCTACGCTAGATCTTAGCGAAGCTTCTGATCGTGTTTCCTATCAGCTTGTAAAGTCCTTGTTGGCGTCAACCCCTAGCCTCGCGGCTGGAATAGATGCTTGCAGGAGCAGAGTTGCTGATGTTGATGGTAAGGTTGTTACGCTTACCAAATTCGCGTCGATGGGTTCAGCTCTTTGCTTTCCAATAGAATCGATGGTCTTCATGACCATAATATTCTTAGGGATTGAAAAGGAGCTTAACTGTCAGTTGACTCTAAAGAGGATCAACTCCTTCAAGGGTCGGGTGCGTGTCTACGGAGATGACATTATTGTCCCCGTTAGATTTGTGGATTCCGTGATCGCTGAGCTTGAAGCCTACGGGCTTAAAGTCAACGCAAACAAGTCTTTCTGGACTGGAAAGTTCAGAGAGTCCTGTGGTAAGGAGTACTTTAACGGCAAGGACGTTTCCATAGTCCGGGTCCGGCGAGTACTACCTACGTCACGGCGTAATGTTTCGGAGATAATATCGACAGTTGAGACAAGGAACTTCTTTCACAAGAAGGGCTTTGACTCGGTCTGCCAATATCTCGACAACATAATCTCGGGAGTGTTAAAATACTACCCTTGTGTTGGCGAATCATCTCCCGTGCTAGGCAGGTTAAGTTTTTCCGGTTTCGAACCCGAAAGAACCGATCCTTCGTTACATTCACCCCAAGTCAAAGGGTGGATAGTGCGGAACGTATCACCTGAGAGTAATCTCAGCGAGTACGGTGCTTTGCTCAAGTTTTTCCTGAAGAGGGGCGAGAAGCCAATCTTCGCTAAGGATCATCTTGAACGTTACGG